TACTGTCCTGTGCAATCAACGCCGCGATCCGATCACGCCCGCCGTTCACGACCACGTTGTCCTGTTCAATGACGCGCCCATCAGAGACTTCGATTTTAACGTGTCCTTTGATTTTCATTTTATCCAACATCGACCAGTCCGATTATTGCGGTTGCGGCTCCGACAAGGAATCCACTTGCGGTTGTTGTTGCCCCGGCTGCCGAATCTGAGATTGTGACAGCATCAGCTTCTTTATTCAACAACCGAAGGACCTCATTGTCCCTGACCACGAATTTACGGTCCTGTCGGGTCTTTTGCTTCCAGTAAGACCACCCGGCAACGGTCTGCGTGGCGGCGGCAGTTACGTCAAAAGATAGCTGCCCGTCATGTCGTAAAGATGCTCCGATCCTTTCGATCAAAAAGTTGGCATCAATGCCATGCTCGGGAAGGTTAATGTTTTGCGTCTGCCCTGCTTCGAGATTGACCTGATCTGTTGTATAGCGGCAAGTAATGCGGGGCTGTGAATACTGGTTGAGAATGGACTGCACTTTTAGTTCGGCGGATTCGGCATTGTCCACATCAGTCGCATCGACAACAGATACGTATTGACCAAGACCGGATTCTATTGCCTCGCGTTGCGAGATGCTTTCGTCGGAAATAGCATTCACAATAATAGGGAATCTTGCCTTGTATGTAATCCTAATTTTGTCCGTAGACGACAGAACAGTACCTGCCGAATCCTGTGTAATTACTGGTGATCCGCTGTTATAGTACCAATCGCTGACAGTCCCAATCCCATTAACGCCAACTGTTTGGGCGCTATATCCGCTGCCTGTATCAACTTCTATTGTTGGTGTTTCGCCTATTTCTGCGCCAACCACGAATGTTCTTTTATCACCATCGCCACGTTGCACTTCAATGGTATCAACTTCGTCAGTCGTTGTACCCGCCCTCAGATATACAACGTTTCTGAAACTGCCGCGAACGGTAGAGAACTCTATCGACTTATAAGGTCTGTTGGAAGATGTGATTGCAAAAGGTGCGGGAGCGGCTTCAACGGATCGAAAGTTTAGTTTTTTGTCCTTGTCGATATTCCAGAAGAAGCCGCTGATCTCTGCCAACTCGTCAAAGATCAACTCATAGGACACGTAGTTCCACGGCATATACTCAATATATGCGCCATCATCTATATCCCCGGCGGTTATACCGTAGCCAGAAAGACCGGGCGAAGATACTGAAGATGAGATCCAACTTCCGGCAGTTTGCGCGGCAGTAGCATCTGCTACAATTTGCCTTCCTGCAATTTCGGAGAAGTCAATGCAACGATAGGTAAAGCGGATCGTCGTTAGTTCTCCTATTGTGATGTCTGTTTCGGAAATGCTTTCTACCGTTCCGCCCCAGTAGCGAGTCTCCTGTGATAGTTCAAGCGTCCCGCCGCCGGACAGTTCGAGATTTCCACCGCCTGATAACTGCAAAGGAAAGCCGCCATCATCGTAAACAAATACATCCTCTCCCCACGTGCATGACGGACTTGTGCCTATCTCCTGAAAGGACAATGTGCCGCGCTGTGTAACGGCATCCTCATACCGGAAAGACTCCTTTACAAAGTCAACATCCGTACCCGCTTGGTTTTTGATTGCAATTGCCATTAGCGGTTGGTTCCGTAAATCTCCAGTTCCTGTGACCAGTACGGCATCGTTGCGGTGGCGATGGTCTGACCGTCAAGGTTGACGTTAATGGTCTGACCCCCTGTGGTCATACCCATGCTGCCCATCACGCCGGATGTGTTAGCCGATCCACCTGTACCCATGTATCCTTGCAAGCCAGACAACCATGTTGGCGTGCCCGCTCCATTCATGCTGCCACCTCCGGCTGTACCGGATAGCCAAGATAGATCCACACCGCCCATCAGGTTTCCTGCAATTGTAGCGTAACCGCCCGATGCGATTTGCTGCTGTATCCACTCGTCGCGAGTTATTCCCATGCTAACCCACGGAGTCTCAGAACCACCAAAACCTGCCAGCCTGTAAATGCTATTTCCTAACACGTAAGCCAGAGCGAGTTGGGTTGCAACAGGTATACCCGCCAACATACCCGCGCCGCCTCCTGCACCTGCTGCGCCTGCGCCTGCTCCTATACCCGGTACGGTCACGGGCGGTACGCCTGTGACGCCGCCGCCAATGGTGATACCTCCCCCCGCCGCACCTGCTCCCGCTGCCGCTGCACCACTTGTTATTCCAAGCAGCGTACCAAGTTTTTGTACTATACCAACAATGGTATTGAAGAACGTGATCCACGTTTCCGCTTTGAGAAGGACCATCAGAGACTGCATACCATCAAGAAATATTGTGGTCTGCTCTGCTGCATACCGCAATCCCTCGACGAACTTAAAGAACTTGGAATCCTTGTCAACTTTCAGAAGCGTCAGCGTATCTTCGACGTTCCCAAAATGATGAGAAAGGTTTGCGCTCTGATCCGCCGCATCCTTGAAGTCCTCCTCAAGCAATCCAAAGGCGTGTTGCAATTGGTAGAACCTGCTGACCTCGTCGACATCCGGTATTATTTCCTTGATAGCGTCTGCCGTGTCCTCAATGCCTTTTAGATCCTCGGGGGTTGCCTGAAAAGCATCAATGAAATCCTCTGCTGCTTGCTTGGCTTCTTCCGTAGGTGTTTGGACACCCTGTACAGCAGCGATGATCGTGGTATTGTCTGGCATGATCTTGAAAAGACCATCGACGCTATTTTTTAAGTCTGTTACATCATCCTCTGTATCGCCCAACGTGTTACTTACCGAATCCGCATCATTTACAAGCGGATCAGCAATACCTGTTTTAAACGCATCAAAACCACCGAGCGCCTCGGTAAGCAGTTCTCTAAGGCGATCACCGAATGACTTCTTGCCCTCGCCCTCTCCCATGGTTGCGTCTGCCGCATCCTTACCAGTATTCGGGTCGATATTGGATGTAATATCCGTATCAATCGTGTCGAAGAAGGCAAGCACCGCGTCGATGTTTGACTTGGGGATTCCCTGAAACGCTTCCCACGCTTCACTCCATTTACCTTTTGCGCCAAAGGTTACGGTCTTAATTGTGCCTGATGCTTGCTGAAGGGTTGTGTCAACCGTTGATGCAATAAGCGCAAGCGATGCCGCCAACTGGTTGATGCCATTTGCAACGCCAGAGGATATAAGACCTGCAAGCGTTCCGTTTTCGCCAAGTGCCGCCTCTGTCACGTCCTCAGCCGCATCCCATGCAGTAGTAAACAATTCTGCTATTGAACCAAGCGCACCGCCAATAGCGGTGATGAGGCCAGCAAATGTTGTTGCAAGAGTTGTCTTTACGGTTTCGCCATTAGTGTCCCACCAACCAATGAATTGCTCATAAGCAGTAGATACTGCTGTCTTAAGCGTTTCCCACGCAGGTGCAAACGAAGTGGTTATCTGATCTCCAAACGTTTTGAACGCTGCCTGCACAGAGTCGGAGCCACGAGTTAAGCCTACAAAAATCGCCGCTACTGCTGCCAAGCCCGCCACGTATGGGTTAAACAATCCCATCGTCAGCGTAACGGCTCGCATGATAGCAGAGAATCCCGAAGCCATGCCCCCAAGCGTGAACACCAACGGTCCCGCCGCCGCCGCTACCCCTGCGAGGATGATACCGAGTTTCTTTGTCTCTGGATTTAGGTTCTGGACAAAATCGACCATTCCCTGAAGCCGACTCACCAGTTCGCTTGCATAAGGCAGAAGGAGTTCACCAATGGTTACCCCGAGGTCATACGTGGCATTTCTCAGTCTTTGAAACTGATTGGCGAAAGAATCCGATGTGCGGATCGCATCGCCCTGTGCATCAGTTGTCCCTGCCATGAGCAGGTTAAGACGTGCTTGTACCTTTGCTTGGTTGAGTTGTGCGCCCGTCAGTTTATCTGCGCCCATTCGCATCAACTCCTGCTTGAGCGATGCCTCGTTGATAACAACGCCAAAGGCAAGAGCGTTCTCGTGCGAACCAACGAGCGTACCACGCAGACGAGCGAGCGCCTCGTCCATCGGCATATTGTTGAAGGAGCCAAGATCAACCGCGAGTTTGGCAACCTGTACCGATAAATTACCCGCCTGCTGTTCTGTATATCCAAGCGGCTTAAATATATCACCAAGTTGCCCCGCCATTCCCTGCAACTCGTAGCGGCTCCTTCCAGATGCGCGAGCGAAAGCATCAAGTTGCTTTGTCACATCGCCGCCCACCGTCTTAAATACGGTGTTAAACTTTGACTGCATTTCCTCGGCATCCGAGGCGGCTTTTACGGCAGCCGCGCCAATGCCAACAAGAGGAAGTGTAATCGCGGTAGTTAACTGTCGCCCGGTGTTGCGAAGATTAGACCCAACCTGTTTCAGTTGGTTTTCTAACTTCGCCATGCCCTGTTGGAACGACTTGATGTCTGCCCCAATCCGAACGTCAAGTTGTGCGACCGTAGCCATCTTCCAGTATTGCTTTTGCCCGTTGTCGGAGTTGCTGATATTCAGCCATCCTCATGACAGGCGTTTCCTGTTTCTTTAGTTGGCGGTACATAGCATCAAGAGGCTTCTGCCGTTTGCCCGCCCTAAACAGCATCAGGTTTTCGAGTTGCTGCGCTATGACGAAGGTGCGCTGCCACTCCAATTCTTGATCCTGTTCGATGCGCTCTCTAACGCCTGCAAGCATGACGTTAATATCCCTTAGTGAACACTCATCGACCTGTGATGGTGTCATGCCGAGATAGGCGGCGCACATCTTGTCAATGGCTACTAAATCAGGAAAGGGTGCCGAGGGCTTATTACCCCCGGCTACCCCTTTCCCTCATCAGTTTCACCGATAGAAGATAGACCATCCGTCATGCGGCGAAGGGCTTTGCCAACGGCGGCGAGTACCGCGCCCTCGTCGGAGTTAGCCATCGCGATCATGAACTTGTCCTCCTTGAGAGTTGGAGCGTCTACCAAGCAGCCTACGTATGCAATACGTGCAAGGTCTGCAAGGCTTGGACTTGCCATCTGCTCAAACGTAAAGGTCAGATTGTGCTTGATCTCTGCAATCCTAAAGGCGGCGGGTCCGAGTTTTAGCGTGTACTCTTTCTCGCCGACTTCTATCGTTACGGCTTCAGGATGGTTGTCTTTCATCGTTGTTCAGATTAGCTGGTGGTTCCTGTGCCCTCCGTAACCGTCCCAGATGCCTGAATGGTAGTCGAGAACGTGGAAGGCGATTCATCGCTAAATGTAAGCGACAGGTCGGTAATCACGCCACTACCGTACCATTCCGTATCACCGGAGTTGGTAGAAGTAAGCAGAAAGTATACCGTACCGTTTGCAGCCTCGTAAGCGTCCGAAAGTTTCGTATATCCTGCATCTTCGGTGTGATCAAAGATACCAGACATAGAAACCGTTTGGTTGCGCCGTCCTGCGATGAACGCCGAGTCATCCCCGTTGTCCTTTGTTGATACGTCGATAGCGCCACGAGAGCGCGACAGAGAATGCTCAGTTGCCAGACCTACGAGAGAGTAGTTGGCATCATTGGCTTCGTCTGCTGCTGCTGGTGCGGAGGTCGCAACGTACAGCCAGTAATCCCGAGCGGATTTGTTTTTAGCCATTGTCCTGTTGGTTTAATTTATCCCGTAGGTCGGGAAACGTGTTTTCGAAAACAGACGAGTCTACGGAATAAATCCGACCCGTTGCCTCTGCCAGTTGCTCAACGCTCCACATATTTGTGTCGGTCTTTATGTCCACCAAGTCGGCGGCTTGCTCGCGGCAGTTTTGTATGTACTTAAACTTGCAAGGGTATGCCTTTGTTTGCATACGGTTGGTAAACGATCTGTCGAGGTATCTGTTCAGACCTAAATCCCACGGCTGCCAGTTTACCCGGTCAAGTACATCAGAGGTAGCGATCATTCCCGCGCCGGGATTGTGGCGCTCCCCGTAGTACGCCTGCCTATTACGGGTGTCGTAATAGTAGAGGTCTTTAAGTCCGACCACATCAGCGCCCAGATCAATGTGGGACAGGGATAGTCGTATAGCGTTTGCGGTCATTATATCATCGGAGCCTACAATCAAGACTGCATCTACCATACCCTTAAGCGCCGCCATCCCCGCGTTCCACTTGTCGGACAGCGGCAGGTTGTCGTGTTCGAGGTATTCCCATCCCGCATCTTCTGCAAGGCTCCTGCTAACCTCGCCTTCGCTACCGACCGCCAAGCGGACACAATGGGCAGGCGATAGGTCCAAGTGGGCATAATGATCCAGAACAATGCGAGCGATAGCGTGGCGTTTCCATAGCGTTGTCAGTATACCGAGGGTCATGCAGTCTGTGTGAGGATGAAGCGCACTCGGTACGGCACCCCCCAGTAAACCTCATTGGCTCTCATGTCATCGCGCAGAATCGGACCGCCGAAGTCTGGGTATACATCTGATACCTCGTAGCCCGTCACCGTATACACAACGTCCCGGTCGGTCAGAGCGGCGAGTCCTGTCGATGCGTTAGCCTGCGCCGTGTTAGGGTCTGTTGCCCACGAAATGCAGGTGTGCGTGACCTCTGCTCCTTCGGTTGTCTTGGTCGTGAGCGGTCCCGGTATAAAGGTTGCGTCACCAAAGACCGTGTAAGGCGGTGTAAGACCCTCGGGCGGGTTGACGTATGCCGTGACACCTGCTGCGTTTAGCAGGGTCCAGATCTCGTCCTGTACTGCTTTGCGTGGATCGTTCATTTAAGTTTGAGTGCTGCGATCATTCTGCGACGATGGTCTGCACGATTAGCCTCTGCCGCCGGGTTCATGAATGGCTGCGCCTTGTTGCCTCGGGTTATAACGAACGATTCGGTTGCCTCGTTATAGTAGACCCACGGCGTTGTTCGGTGTCCTCCTTTTGGGTTCTCACCGTAGATACCTGTACCGAACTCGACAAACTCAGAGTAGTGCGCCTTGCTCACAACATAGGCTTCGTAGTTACGGGTCGGCTCGGCAACGATCATGCGGCGAAGCGAACCGCCACGCGCACCCATGCCGCTGCCGCTTTGCTTGTTGACAGGGGCGTTCTTAATGGCATCGTTGCGGACCAACTGCTTCGTAGTGTTTATCTCCTGCACAATGCGATCCTGCGCTTGCTCGCTATATTTGGCGATGTCGCGCATAGCCTTCTCAAGACCTACGACCTGAACATCCACTTTTGCCATTAGCCCTGCCTCTCCGTCTTGACGATCATAAACTTGTCGCGGAAGTCCACATTTTCGACCGCGCGTACATCATGGTTCTCGCTGCGAAAAACGAGTCGATACTTATTAAGCATCTGCGTATCGGCTGTGCCGAGATCGTCCCTGTATCGCATCGTGAACTCGTGTGTATAGATGCCCTCGGGTTTACTCGCGTCCTCGGCTTCGCGTCCCGTCAGCGTCCGCACAGAGGCGTACACGGTCTCTATGGTTTCCCATGTCTCCGTAATGACACCGAGGTTGTTCGTTGCCGTGGCAGCCTGCACCGCTACCCTATGACGCATTTCTCCTATCATCAGAATCCGATTGTCCTGTGGTGGGCGATCTCGCCAAGAATCCTAAACTCCCGCTCCTCTACGTTGTCGCGGTTCTCATCGCCTCTGCGCTCGTACCAAAGGGCGAGCAGTTTCAGCGTAGCAATCAGGATGTCAGCAGGAAGATCGGTAGATGTGTCACCATATCCGGCAACGTATACCAACGTACCTGCGCGGTCCATGCGGTTAACTTCCCAACCATCGTTGCGGTGTTTTAGATAGGATTCCTCGACCAGTTGCCAGTTCTCGGCGGCTTCGGTGTAGGATGTCTCCACGCCTGCGCTGTTCTCATCGTAGATGGTCAGCGATGTTACCGACTGCACCGGAGGTCTGGGTATCTCAATCCGGTCCCGCATATCGTCTCCGTTCATCTCCCACGAATAGGTGCGGGTGATGAGGGAGCGCCGCAGGTATTCCTCAACGCGAACTCGAGCCGCCTTGATAAGGATCGTCAGGATCGCGTCTTGGCTCGTATCGGACGAATCGATACGCAACCATTCCTTTGCTTCTGCTGTGCTTACTGGCTCAACAGAGGGTGCAGATGTAACGGTAAGCGACATGGCAGATGTTTGTTGAAATGTAGGAGCCGGGGCGGGAATCGAACCCGCTCCACCCCGAGAGAGGAAAAGGTGTGCGCCTTTACACCACCCGGCTCACCCACCTATTAGGTGTTAGATACGCGAGCGTATACGATAGCCTCCGGCTGAAGGATCTCGTAGTCTACACGGTATGAGTAGAACAGGTTGACCTGTCCGGTTGCAGCGTCTCCGTAGGGATCACGGAGGACTTTCATGGTCGGTGCCATGTAGTAGCCCATCTGCGACCAGTCACCGAAGAAGATCGGCTTGTTGTCACCCGTACCGTCAGCGTCGACTTTAGCCGAGAACATGACGGGGTATCCGAGCAGGCTCGGACGGTTGGCGTACTGACCGAAGGTCGAACGGATGCCCTGCTCTGCATACAGGCGCTCGTTGCCCGTCAGAGCAGCGATGTTGCCGTAGGTGGAGCCACGAGTCAGCCATGCGATGTTCGGGCTGTCGAGGTAGAACTGGACCGTATCGTTGAAAGCGATGTCCTCGATCTCACCGGCGGCGATGCCTGCGGCGGTCGATGCGATTGCTTCCGTGCCAGAGGCAGCAGCCTCGGCAACGATCAGGCTGTTGTTGGTTTTCGCCATGCCGCGAGCAACGAAGTTCTCAATGAAGGCGAGCAGGTTGCTCGTTTCGTCTTCGAGAAGTTCTTCGCTCAACTGTACTTTCTTCGTGTACTTGACGAGCGTGAAAGCCTGCTGTCCGAGAGCCGGAGCGTCACGGTCGTAGGCGTTGGCTTCTGCTGTGCTGACGAACTCACCATCGGCTTCGTTGTCGAAGGGTACGTTGACAGTCGTTCCGACACCGGGGATGCGGGTCAGACCGAGCAGGTCCGTGAGGTCGGCTTCGGACTTCTTGGCGAAGATGCCTTCAAAGTGTCCCGTTGGTACGACCGCTTGACCATCAGCAACGCTTCCGATGTTCATGTCCGTGTCGTTGGATGCTTTGATCTCAACTTCACGACCATCTACTTCGTAGCCTTTAGCGCCACGGAGAGCGCCTGCATCACCATCGCGTACCCATGCGGCGTATGCTTTGGCTTCGGAGTCTCCGGTGCTTGTGATAATAGCCGGAGCGGACTTGGCTTCGGCAGGTACTTCGACGATGGCAGGAGCGGCTTTGGCTTCTTCCATAGCGTCAAGGCGAGCGTTCTGTGCTTCGAGCATTGACTCGATGCTTTTCAGAACGTCATTGTTCTGTTCAGGCATTGTATCGTCCTCTTGTTCTGTGTGTGGAGTTTCGCCCATGTCGGGCGCTTCATCGATTGCTTCCGATTTGGCTTCTGCCGCAGTTGGCGCAGGGTGATCATGCCCCGCCTCTGCCGTGTCTGCCTCTGGCTCCACTACATCAGATGCAATTTCCTGTGCTGCCGGGGCTGATGCCTCGACAAATTCCTTGATAGACATTACGTGGTTGCGTGGCTCGGCAGGGTTTAGCACGAGCGATGCCTCGCCGAGTATCCATGTCTCAATTTCTTTTGACCCGTTGTCCGAGTCTTTGCGGCTGACGAGGTGTCCGACCGCGCCGGACGAGTAGCCGAGTTTGCCCATCTCGACCAGCTCGTTAACCATCTTCTCGTACTCGTCGCGCTTCTCCAGCTGCGCCTCGAACCAGAGACCTGCATCGGTGCTGCTGATTTCGCCCACGCCGATCTGCCTGTTCTTCAGGGTATCGTCGTATCCGTGTTGGTAAAAGACGGGGAGGGTTGCTTGGATGCCGAAGTCGGTGGACTTGGTAAAGAAATCACCGTATAGGTCGGGGTCAGTCGGTCCGCTAAACCTCACCAGATAGCCGCCGATTCGACCGTCACCCAGAGCTTTAACCTCGCCCCCGTAGGCGATGAGCATTTCGTTGTCGTTCATTGTGTCTGTCGATTTGTTGAGCGGCTTACGCGGATCATGCGCCCAGTTCTTTAATGATATATCTCGTTTGCTCGGGCAGCCCTCCTTCGCGGGTTCGCCCTGCTCGCCGTTACGCATACGCTCAATGAAGGAGATGGCGCGGTTGGCGTTGTTGATGTGCTTCTCCGTCCAATCGTCTTTCTTGGTTTCGAGCAGTTCAAGATTGCGAGCGATGACTGCCGCCGGGTCTACCGATGCCAAGCGGCTGCACTCGGTTTCGGACCACGCTCGAAGATCAGACGCGCTCATATTGGCGAGCCTGTTCCACTTGCGATATACCTCGTCGAGCTCTTCCATGTCCCGTTATACAATCAGATGGTTTAGCGGTTCGTTTTCTTATCTACCCAACCGCCGCCTTTAAATACGGTCGTGCTGCCGCCTGTGATGACGATGTAACACTTCTGCCCTGTGGTTGGACACTTGGTGAGCGGTGCGCTCTTGATGGAAGCGAAATGCTCAAAGACAGTACCGTCCTCTCGCTTATAGGTGTAGGTCATCCCATTCCCTCAAAGATGATGTCTTGTAGTGCTGCGGCGATGATCGTGGCTTCTCCTTCCGGTATGCCGAGGCGTATCAGTTCGGCGTAGTAAGCGGCTATAATTAAAGCCAAGTACTCAACGCTCTTGATATTTTTGTCATGCTCACTCACCATTGTCTATCAGGACAATGTTAAACTGAAGGGAGATGTTGGCGGTGCTGTTTGACACCTTCGCAAAGAATCCGATGTCGCAGGGTCCGACGAAGGGACCGCGTGAGACGTGGTTAGTTATGACGAGCGTATTCTGCAAGCCCTTGTGTAGCGACTGCAAGCGCATTGGTTCATATGGCTCGGCCACATCGTCCGCTCCACAGCGTTGGTAGAAGGCGATGTTGGCGTTCTTGGTTGGCTCAACATCTGCCGAGTACGAGGTCAAGAAAGCAGTCTTTCCTTTCGGCACAGTATACGCACCGATCAGGCTCTGACCATAGCCAAACACACCGTCTTTGGTCAGTACGCCCCATGTAGCACCGCCACCGTCTGCTCGTAGCGTTATGGTCCCGGCGTGGGTACTGGCTGACGTTGAGGCGTAGGTGTTTGTGCTGACAACGTACATACGATATACGCGCAGCCACGTATTGCTAAGGTCTACCGCCTGTGTCCCACGCATCGATACCGTTTCTGTCTGCTCGCGCCAATCCGCACCGATGCCCTGAATAAGTACCTGCTGCGCACCTGCGTTGCTTGTGCTGTCTACATCGGACGAGGACAGTATCTCAAGAGACACCGCAGCGGTAGGCGTTGGGTACGTCTTGCTGTCTGTAATGACCGTCCACGTTGTACCGATAGCGTCAGCCTCGCCAAACTTGTTGACTACGCTGTGACTCTTAACGTCACCTTTAGCCACTTCCAGATAAAACTCGGCGTTGATCTGGTTGCCCGATAGGTCGCGCTCCATGCCCACCTGCCCGTGTGCGGCAGTTGCAAAAAGGCAAAGCAGTATGATGGCGGCGGCTCGTTTCATTGGATGCACTCCTGATAAGATAATTTTCTGGCTTCTGCCAGTTGCAGGCACGTGATAAGTTGTAATTCCTTCTTGATTTCGGCTTGGGTGCGCTCTACCGCTTCGATACGGTCCTCCATCGTTCCTATTTGCGTCAGGATGCTTCCCTGTGCCATCTCAACCGCACCAACTCGATCTGGAATTTCACGATACCCGGCGGTCGCTACGCCGACAAGCATCGACACGACGATAACTCCGGCAATCAGTTTGCCGACTTCGATCACCTTTCCTGTCTGTTCTATCTGATCCATGTGGTTGAGTAATTAAGGCAAGAAGCCCATTTGACAGCGGCAGTTAATAACCTCTCCCGCAGGACCACCCGCCTGTGATGGTTGCATGAGACCGTTGCTGAACGCTTCCCCGATGGGTCTTTCCTCACCGTCAAGTACCCGGTGGTTGGCATCGCCCGCACGAGGCTTCTTCCTCGGGTCTGGTCGTACCCTTTGGTCGCTTGCGGTTATCCAAAACTTGCGAGTCATGCCTGCGGCGGTGGCGGCTTCCATCGCCCCGTAGTTGGCGGCGGCGTTCATTTCCGTTTGGGCAATCCGAAGGGCGCGGTTTCTTGATAGTTCGCCCCATCGATCCCTCATAAGTAGTGCAATATCGTCTGTGCCTAAACCGAGTTCGACAGCCTGCTGCGTTGCTGATGCGACCGTAGCCCGGACCCATTCCTTTGTGTAGTTGTCGATCAGGACAATCTGCTCGCCACCCTTTCGTGCAAGGTACTCATCAACGTTATCCTCCCATGACGTGTACTGTTCGTCGGTAAACTCCTTGCGGCTTGCGTCGATAGCGTTGTAAACCTTCCCTGTGATCGTCAACGCGGCGCTCTTCCAAGCGTCCTGATATACTTCGGTGATCGGCTCCGATTCAATGGCGGCGTCAATATTGCTGTCGTTACGGACCGCTCGTGCGGCGGCGTCGATCTGCTTTGTGATAGCCCGCTCTATATCATCAACAAAGGAATCAACCTCCTTGTCGATAAGGCGCTCCATCGCCTCTGCGTGTTCACGCCATCCCGCCCGTGACCGAGCCAACGGGTTGAGTGCCTTTGTGCCTTCCGGTTCGGCTTCGCTCCGGTCGGCTTCTAAAAACCCACGAAGGGCGGTCTGAACACCTCGTCCAGATCAGCGCCTGTTGCCAGACGCTCGCGGATAATATCTGCCTCGTAGTCAGCCAGAGCGTCCGGCGTAAACTTTACGTCCCGTCCTTTGCGGCTGATCTTGGTGCGCCACCTCTGGATGTCGAGGTTCTTGGTATCAGATACGGTATCGGCCGAGCGGACTTCCTGCGGTTGTTCTGCCACCGTGTCCTGTCCCTGAATCGGCTCGTACCCGAGCAACTCGCGCCCCTCGTTTACGGACAGCACCGGACCGCCTACGGCAAGAGCGATTGCCTGCGCCTTCTCTAACTCGCTCTGCTGCATGACCTCCGTCTTGTGCGGCTCAAATTGCAGGTGGTAGCCAAGCGGCATCAGCAGTTGTTGGTTGATAGCATGAGCGAGTAGTCGCGCCTGTGGTACAACCGTGTTTGCCATAAACGCCAACTGATCGCTCTTCGCTGTGGCGTAGTTGGCGGCGTTAGACATGACGAGCGAGTGCGGAACGCCAAGCGTCGAGGCGATGGCTTCTCGTGCGTCTCTGGTGATGACATCGCTGTGCAGGTCGGACAGGTCAGAGCCTACCTCCTGCGCTGACAGCCCTTGCATGACCATTGGGTCATCTGGTGTCGGCTTCGTGCCGAGGATGTTGCGGCGTACCCACCGCTGCCAACGCTTGACCGTCAACTCGTCCGGCTGTCGTGCGTCCTTGTCGGCAACCCAGACCGTCTTTTTAACCAGACCCGAGCGTAGCTGCCCGCTTGTGTATTCCGCGAGGTCATGCAGGATCTGGCTGTGCATATTCGCCGAGCGAGCGTCTGCCGATCCCGGTCCTTGCTCTACGAAGGGCGAAGGCTGAAAAGTGCCGAGGATTCTTGAGCGTGGAACCTGAAATTTGCGCTCGTTGGCTGAGCGCTCGTAATAACGGAAGTTGCCTTGCTCATCTGGTCCGTACTTACCATCCTCGAAGTTGGGCGAGATGCTTGTGGGGTTGATCCAAGAAAGCCCGTCCGCTTTGGTGATGATCCCGTCCTTGTTGAACGTGCCTTCCTTCATGGCGTAGGCAGCACCAACGAGAGCGAGCGATGCTTCCGCTCGGTACAGGTAGTCGAACAGGTCGAGCCACGCCAGTTCTTCGGGCGCTTCTTCGCCTGCGGACCATACCACGTTGGTCATGTCTCCTTTGTGAACGACAAAGGGCAAGGCTGCAATCGCCTTTGCCCTAACGTCTACGCACCGCCGCGTCCAACCCTCGTCTGTCCATGCTACCGCCGGGGACATCTTGGCTACGTGTTCGTGACCATGCAGGTTGAAGATATTGAGCCATTCGGGGTCGTTCAGGCTTACGCCCTTCGTTGACGATCCGAGTACATAAAAATCGGGCTTTGGCATTACCAGACTCCCCAAGTGTTAGTTGCGCCTTTCAGGTGCGTGAAGATGGCGTATCGCATGGCATCAACGGCGTGGTCGTGCCGCTTTAGAGGAACGTCCTTCAGTTCGCCAGACTTGCGGTCCTCGTCCCATCGGTATTCCCGTAATTCGTTTTGTAAGTTTTGCGACCCTGCGTGGACGTTGATGTTGTAACGCTTAACAAAGTCGATCCCATCCTTTACGCTCTTGTCGGCTTTATACGCCTGCAATCCTTCGCGGATCAATTCTTCGATCCGGTCCGGTTCGGCTGCATCGCAGTAGATTGGCAGGTTTTTATTGCTGACCGCTTTCTTTAACTCAGCAATTAGATCAGAGTTTGTCAGACCGCTCTGATAAATAACCTCCCGCACGTAGATGTCGGGATCGGTCACGGTCACGGCTACCACGGCAGATGGGCTGTTGTACCCAAAGTCGATTCCGTAGAAGTCCGGTTCTCGTTGCTCGTTGTGTGTTTTCCACTCTGGGTAAATAACGCCCTTGAGCGCCTCGCCCCATTCTCCGCGTTCGTATACGGCTCTCAGGTCCTCGGGAAGCGACTTTAAAACGTCGATGTACTGTTTATCCAGAAAAGCGTTGTCGCGCCACGTAGTGCGCAAGACAAACAGGTCAGGGTTCTCATCGAGCCACCGCCGGACCCAAAGGCGGGAGTCGGTTGGGTTTAGTGTCAGTGTTACCTGCTTGTACGTTGGCACATCGCCACGCAGTCGCAGGTCCACTTGCCGGAAGGCATCCTCCTTGACCTCGCTTGCTTCTTCGATCCATACGGAGGTGATGCCTGCAATAGACTTCAGTTTCTCTGGATCATCCAGTCCGGCATGTATGATCTGCGCTCCGTTGGGGAAGGTGATGGACAGGTCGGAGCGGTTGGCCGCTGCCGTTATGCCGTATGTGGCAGCGACCTCTACAAGGAGCCGGAACGTCGATTCCCGGCACGTTCGGTATACGTTACGAATTACCAGTATTCGCTCGTTAGGATTAGCAAGGCAGCGCAGGACAAGTTTCTGAGCCACGGAATACGACTTGCCAGAACCCGCGCCGCCGAACAAGACGGTGTATCGTTCTTGGCTGTTGAGGAATGGCGTATAGGCGCGGTTATATTGCGCCTCAATCGTCATGCTGCGGATCTACCGGAATCATGTTGATTGTGATGGGCTGATTGCCAGACGTGATGTCCTGCGTCCTGTGTTCGTAGTATCCACGGTCCTTGCCCTGCGTTTTCAGGTAGAAGATGATGGCTGTCGGGTTTTCCTGTTTTATCAAGGACTGAAGTTTCCCCTCGGCGAAGTCCACCTGCTTCACCTTCTCGCGCTTGATAGCAGCAGCCACTTCAGAGTCTCTTTCGATCCAATCATAGACCGTCGAAATGTGACAGCCAACGCGGTCAGCGATCAGGGAGACGTAACCTCCGCTGTTCTCTATCGCCTTGATAAACTGTTCTTTTTCGTAAGCCATTTTTTAATGTTCGGATTTTTCGGATTCCTACCCAACGGCGGGGCTGTTAACCCACGCAAGGGCGCATCTATTAAACAGGGTCTCGAAACCCTCATCGTGTTTCATCTGCTCCATTCCCTGCTTGTACCTTTTTTGCGCAACGTTAGCCGCTGATCCAAAGTAATCAGCAACGGTTGTCCAAGTACTTGAGTGTTCGAGGTCATAGCACAGAATTGTTGCGATAAACCGAGCCATCACAACTGGTCTGGACCTGCTTTTGCCCAATATGGTTAAGGCTGAAACGCCAGAGGTTTCTGATACTATTTGCAGGATGTTGTCATACTCGCTGAAGAGCCACGGGTAATCAACGGCAGGGCTTTTCTTCTCTTTTATCTTGACCACCAATTTGAGAAGGTCGTGGTCTGAGTAAAAGCCAGAATCAAGTTCTACGCCTTTATTACTGATTGTCATTTTCTATTCTGTCCGGATCGTAGCCGAGTTGAGCCATGCGTTCAATACATACCGCCACGTATGCAGGGTCGATCTCCATTGCGTAGCAGGCACGTCCTTCGTTGTGGGCGGCGACCATAGTTGAACCGCTTCCCGCAAACGGTTCGTACACAGAATCACATGAAATGTGTCCAATAGCCCTTGCGCAGAGATCGACGGGCTTAGATGTCGGGTGGTCTTTTCTTACCTCCCTATTTATCTGCCACACATCGTCATCGACGGTGCGCTGTCCACCGTAGGGTCCAGAGTAGAGAATGAACTCATGCCTTTTTGCAAATCGATCAAGGTTTTGCGTCCTGCTACCCTTATCCCACACAATGCAGCACTTCGGATGAGCGCCAGCAGATATAAGTCCATCCTCTACGTCCCTGACGCTCTTGTAATTACAGCAAGCAAATATCGGAATAGAATAAAACATGGAAAGCGATTTTGCTATAAGTGCGGCTGGAGAGGAGTTGTCGTTTGCTATTTTCTTATGGCTCCCCTTCACATCCTGATAATCGATACCGTATGGAGGGTCCGTAAAAACCATTCCCGGCGTTGATCCATTAAGCAAAAGTTCGACATCCTCTTTACTGGTGCAATCCCCGCACATAATCCGGTGGTTTCCGATCTGCCACAGGTCTCCGTACTCCACGCCCCACTTCTCCCGTAGCACCTCGGCTGGATCTTCGGGCAATTCGTCTGTGCCTTCCTTCTCCGGTTCTGGCACTTGGATGTCATCAAACAACTCGTCAAGGAAGTCATACCCGCCCAACAGGTCATGAGCCACCTGCTCCATGTCCCATTCGGCTTCGTCTCCTGTTCGGTTGTCGTAGTACGCCAGTTTCTTCTTCTGCTCCTCGGTCAGTCCCTTGCGGCGTACCGCAATGATCTCATCACCAGATGCTTCGACGATGACCACGTTGTCGATGCCGATCTGACCCGCTGCTTCAACGGTGCCATTCCCTGCAAGGATGATCCCGTCCTCGTCGATGACGATGGATCGCGCCGCTCCGACCTGCCGTAGGGATTCCTGTATCATCGCCTCGCCCTTCGCCGTTCTTACGCGAGCGTTTTCAGGGTCAAACTTCAGGTCAGCGATCTTTACTCTCTTGCTCATCCTTTGCGAGTAATAGGTTTTCGTTCTTCGCCTGCACCGTAGCCGTTGGCGTATGCCGCTCGTGCTACCCGCTCGGCTTCTTCTCGTGTGTCGAATGGTCCCTGACTTCCCCAGTACCACCCGTCAGGCTTCTTTACTATTGGCATCAGTCCTCTGGTAATAGCATGAAGAACAGGGCGCGGAAAGCGTCCATGTCGATCTTGGTGCCGGGGCAGGTTTTCTTGGCTCCTGTCTCCCGGTGTCCCAGTATGTTGTGTGGCGGTATGCCGTACACCTCCGTCAGGCGGTCGCACAGTTTGACAGCACGCAAGACCTGCGGCAGCGTCCACATCTCGTGGTCTCCGTGACCCTCAAAGGCTATGCCTATGCTACGGTTATTGTATCCGAGAGCGTGAGCGCCTTGCTCGTCCTCTGCCCTTCCTGTTTCGAGCGCACCGCTCCTGCGTATCAGGTAGTGATATCCAACGTCAGACCATCCCTTGTCGAGATGCCAACGCCGGACCCGATCAATACCTGCCTCACCATCAAAGGCGAGCGTATGCAGGATGATGTACTCGGGAACGTTCATCCTTGCTCGGCTTCCTTTTCCGGCTTGCCCTCTGGGATCAGCATGGCAGCAACGGCAGCGAGTGCGGTGACTGCTTCCCAGATTACCTGCAAGTCCTCAACGCCAATCGGCAAGAACTGCGCGATAATGGCAAGACCTGCCCATGTAGATGCTTCTTTGAGGCGGTCGAGTAGTTTCTTAATCATCGTAGGGAGTACAGTTGGTGGTACAAGTGCCGGAACGGGTATCTGCTCTGGCGGGTGTGGCTTGATCTTTTCCATGTCAATATAACGCAGAAGCGGTTATCGATGTTCGAGCCTGTTGCGAAGCCTGTAACCGAGCCTGCTCGTGCATCGCGGCGTCTGGGCTTTCTGGTTGCGGTCGTAGTAGGACCACCAATGATCGGACACGTCCTCGACGTTCGGTACTGGCAGCGCCTCGCCGGGTCTTGCGGCATCTCCGAGTTCGGAGCGAGCCTTGTTCTCGGAGCGCACAACGGCGTTCTGCTCGTAGCCGCCTTCGCGGTTGATGCATATAAGTTCAAAATCCTCGGGAGCGAGGTCGTAGAAGGCTATCCACTCGTCGCGTTGATGTTGGCTGATAGGAAGCCCATGCAGTTTTCCGCAGCGCAGATCGCGTTCCCTACGGGCTTTTATGGACTGCTCCCATTGGGCGATGGACATCCCGGTGATCTTGTGGCAGAGCATCTCTGCCTCATATGCTAACGTCGAAAAGGTCAATGATCTTGGTGTTGTGTAGTTGCGCCTTTTCCTTTGCCCACTCGCGTTCTCTGCGGTCAGCGCAGCGGGTCAGGTAGTTCGTTCGGAAGTCCTCCATGTTCTCGCGTCCCTCAAAGGACAGACCGTGGTCAAACCAGAAGTCGACGGCATCCTTGAACTCCTGCCCAGATCCCGGCTCGATGTTGCCGACCAGAGCCTCCTTCTCGTTGTACGTCAGGCTCCGCTTTAATCGCCTCTGGATGTATCCGATGGCTTTTGCGTCGATGCTGTTGGGGACAAGTGCCTTCATATCCTTTTTCAGAAAGTAGCCATTGTCAGCAGTACGGTGAATCCTTCGCCTCGTGCCATGTGGGGCTTCTTTTTTGATTTGTTTTGTTCTGTCTCTTAGGATACGGTGTGCCAACCCTAAATGTCAAAAGGGTACAACAGGGGTTATATATAGAGCCGGAAGAACGCTGCCCCTGTGTGCTGTTCGGGATTCGTTGCCTGCATCCCCAACGTGTTCCGGTTGACCTCCTGCACCTCGAACGGCTCCGCTTCCATAACCACGGACACCTGTTGCATCAGCCACCACCATAATAATCGTATGCAGCAGATCGGTTCAAGCCCTGAAACGGTGCAATTGTACAATGGTGAGCGGTTTGTGTGAACTGTCTGTGAAGTGATAGGATAAGTAAAAAAGGATTTCGATATTGGTCACAAGTCAAACGGGCAGCAGCCCACAACCAACCGAGAGAGACAATGACCCTTCGCAAAGCAATCACCCAATCGATTCAGACAGCCTTCCTCAATCTCTTCGATGACATGAGTAGGTACGATGAAACAGAGGTACTGTGCGACAACATGGAAAAGATTGAGTACTTCTCAGATGTCCCATGTGTAATCACCGACAAGGACGGGAACGAGTGGTGGATCAAAGTAGAGAAAAAGCGCAAATAAGCCGAAACGCCCTTCGGGGCGTCCACCGGGGATTGTCTCCCGGTGCTGATGAGGCAGACACCTCAAGCCGCCGCGCCGTAACGCGGCACAATCAAGAGAGAGAAAATGAAGATTCGCACGACAAAAAACTACGCACAATTCAAGCAACTTACTGGCAACCGATCTATCAGTCAGTCGCACAAGGCAAGGCTGATGGAGTCAATGCGCGAGAATTATCGATTCACGGTCATTACCGTAAACGAAAATCTTGAAGTCATCGATGGTCAGCACCGCTTAGAATGTGCAAAGGAGTTGGGACTTCCGGTACACTACGTTATATGCGAGAACTACGGTTTGACCGATGTTCATCAACTAAATGCAAACCTGAAGCGATGGACTACGAACGATTATCTGGACGGTTACTGCGAGATGGGCAACTTGCATTATGAGTTTTATCGCGCTTTCAAGAAGAAGTACGGTTTTGGTCATCAAGAGTGCTTGCGTCTTTTAAACGGCAGTTATAACGGAGCCTCCTTTGAGGATTTCAAGAACGGTCAGTTTGTAGTAAAGGACCGCAAAAAGGCAATCGATCGCGCCGAGAAGATATTGGCGCTTGAGGATCTATATCCCGGCATTCGCCGCCGCACATTCGTTTTCGCGATGTTATCATTACTGGATCTTCCTCAATTCGATTACGACAGATTCCGTTCGAAACTTGAGCGGCAACGTGCCAAGATGTACGACTGCACTTCGGTTGACCAGTACAGGGATTTGATCGAAAAGATCTACAATCACTATACAAGTGACAAAGTAAATCTGCGCTTCGCCTAAACCATCACCCGCCGCCCCGTAAGGCAGCACAACTTTTCAAGACCATGACAAAGACACAACTACTCCGCAAGGTCGAGCGCCTGTTCGACATCCCAGACAAGGTGTTCTATTGGGGCATCCTGCTTGGCGCTTCTTACTTCATCATCAGAACCATCGTTGGATAATGGCACTCAAGATAGACAACGACCTGCTCGACATTTGCCACTACGTCAGCGAGAAACACAACGACCTCGGATGGTGGTTTGACTGGTGCAAGGACGAAGATCCCGTCACCTTTTGGGACCGCAGACTTGAAAAACGAAGGCAATCAAACGGAGCCAACAAAAACAAGCGAAAGAAAAAATGAGCTACGAAGAAGCTGCGATATTCCTGACGGGCGCTCTTTGCGCCTCGGTCTTGACTTGGATTATTGCAATCCTGATGTCAAACATAGAAAAGCCGGAAGGCAGCACGAGGTTCACAGGCGATCAGGTCGCTATGCTGAACAAGTTGCTTGACGATAACGATGTACAACTAACCAAGAAAGACTGATGTACTACAACACAACGAGAGAGACGGGCGAGCAACTGGCAACCGCAACCCAGTCAGCCGCATCACAGACGAAGCGCATCCTCGACCTGTTCAGGTCAATGCCCAACACGTCGATTCATGCGTGGACCATCAAGACCTTCCTGCGTGGCGATGTGCCGATCACGAGCGTTAGGCGAGCGATCACGAACCTGCATGATGCAGGACAGATAGAGCGCGATGATTCGGTATACGCAGGACCGTACCGCCGCAAGACGTACACGTACCGATATCTTCGGGACTGATTGTTAAAGGTTTGTGAAGGAATTGGTTATGTCAAAAAAAACCTCGACCTTTGTATCAAGTCAAACAAACAACAGGACGAGACAATGACACAGAGAGAGACAGACAACTTCGATACCTACTACGACGAGATTGCCGACGAGCAGTACGAGATGTCGAAGGAGCAGAAAGAAATACCGCAACTGCGGACGATCGATACCACATCGCTTCAGCGCAGCCTTGACCGCATGGCGGCAATCATTAAAGAGATGGACGAGGTAGACAATGGAAACGCATGATGATTGGTATCAAGATATTCGCAGGCGCGAGCGTGAGCGAATCTTGGAGATAATGCAGAACAACCCAGAAGGGCGAACAACCGAGCAAACAGAAAACAAGAAGGAGAGAGAAACCAATGAGCGGAATCGTTAATATCCACGGCAAGCAGTACAAGACCGTGGCGCTCCGCGTGAGCGAGTTTAGAGAAGGCTATCCAATCGACGATGGCTGGGGCATTGAAACCCAGTGCTACGCCGTTGACGCACAGACGGTCATCATGCGAGCCATTATTACAGACCCGCAGGGTCGCGTGGTGGCTACTGGCTACGCCGAAGAAGAACGCTCGCAGCGTGGAATCAATAGCACATCAGCCCTTGAAAACTCGGAGACGAGCGCCATCGGACGCGCTCTGGCAGCCGCAGGCTACGCTGGGACCGAGTACGCGAGCGCCGACGAAGTAGCGCAGGCGGTCAGTAAGCAGGCGAAGCAGGGTCCACGCGAGGCAACGCAGAAGCAGAAGAACTTCGCATGGTCGCTTATCAAGAAGCTTCCAGAGGATAAGCAGGCAGCATACATCGAACGGGCAAAGTCGGCAGACGCAACCGCCCTATCTAAACTGATCGAGGAATTGAAATGAGCACAAACAACGGAACGCACCGGGAAGCAATAAACGTACAGATTCGGCAAGCCGTGGTGATGATACACAAGAGGATCAAGGAGTCAGCGCTCGGTATGCAAGAAGCCGAAGCGTTTTGGGACGGGAAAGACGAAGGGTATTTCGAGGGATTTGGGGACGGGCTGAACGCTGCGAAACTACACATTGAGGATGCTATGCAAGCGTTTGTCGATGGCGAGTTGATAGAACCTATACTTGAAGTGCAACAATGATTGAGAGCATAGGCGAACGCTCGCAGATACTAAAGGAAGCCGTGGCAATCGCAACGGGTGTTGATATTTTAGACTTCTTAAATGGCAATAGGAAGCAGGAACAGGACATGGCTCGCCGCCTCGCTGTCGATTTATACATCCAGAACCTTGGGTTTATGGGCAGAGGTTGGATTGGTAGTCAATTAAAGTACACTGGCGAGTCTATAAGGGAGGGCGGCAAACAATACAACAGGTTCTCGCCAGAGGTACACGAAAAGGCCCAAGCGTTATATGACCAAATGATCAAAGAGGCTAAACAATGATTGAACTGGACTGGACTGAGGAACCACAATCAACGCCTGAACAAGATGCGCTCGTGTGGCGTGTTAAGGCGTGGGCAATACTAACCATTAAAAGGTGGCTAAAGCGATGACACTCTTAGAACAACAGGTCTTTGCCGATGTTGGGAAGGCATTGGAAAACTGTACGCAGAAAGAAAAACTGAACGTTGCCACTTGGATCGTGCTGTCCTGCCTTCAACAGCCACAAGAAGGTATGACCGCTGCCGATTCATATCTTGACGTAGTGACCCGGCATTGTGGCGATATATTAACACAGGCTCGCGGTCGGCTCGCCAGATACGGCAATGACGGATACCCGAAACGATAACACAAACAGAGAGAGACAATGGACAACCAGAACCTATTTGACCTGACACACAACCAACTGGCAGACCTTGTCAACTTGGAGGAACTGCTCGAAGCAACGGGCGGCGAGATAACAGAGGATGCCGAGGTGCTGCTCGACCAGCTTGCACAAGGCGAGGATGACATCCTTGTCAAGATGGACCGCTACGCCGTGGTCATCGCACAGATGGAATTGGATACCGAAGCCTACGAAGCGAAAGCGGCATACCTAAAAGAGCGCATGGATACCATGAAGGCTCGCGCCAACAGCAAGCGCCGGGTGGTCGATGGTCTGAAAAATCGGATCATGCTGTCGATGAGAATGCTCGGAATACAGAAGGCAGAGACACCCAACCATGTCAGTGTATCGGTGCGCAAGGCGAAGGCCCCTGTCATTGTCGAGGACGAGTCGCTCGTGCCGGATGAGTTTACCAAGATCACGCGCCGCCCAGACAAGACCGCCATCGGCAAGGCGCTCGCTGCGGGTCTGGAATGTGACTTTGCGGCGCTGGGCGAAGGCAAGGAATACGTGGTGCTTCGATAATGAAAGACCAAGAACACCGGGAGCAGGTGGCGCTGTTCAAAGCGCTAAAATTACAAGAGCGGACCAACCCGCTATTTGCCAACATCTTCGCCATACCAAACGGCGGTCATCGCCATATCAAGGTGGCAGCCAAACTGAAAGCCGAAGGCGTGAAGGCAGGCATCCCCGACATCTTCGTAGCGGTCCCCAACTCGTACTCGGCGGGGCTGTTCATTGAGATGAAGGTGAAGCCCAACAGACCGAGCAAGCACCAGAAGGCATGGCTTGAAAGGCTCGAGCAGGTAGGCTACGATTGTATGGTCTGCTACTCGTGGACGGATGCGTACAAGGCGATCACAGACCACATCGGTTCTGCCCTTGTCAGTATACCAAAAGAATGAGGTCGTTCGTTACAGGCGATTCTGCGAAGCCTCAGAGCGTCTCCATCGTCTGAAAGACAACTCGGTCTGCCTTCATGTCAAAACTGAACCGAAGCCACCACCCGCCGAGCGGTTTTGGGGGTGCGCCGCGCTCCACGTGCCAGCCGCCCTGCGTGTTGTACTCCTGCTTGTAGGTAGACACGCACAGATGGACCTGTGGCTTGAGCGACAATTTCCCGTAGTCGGAAATGGATTCTTTGACCAACTCGACGCGCCACCGCTCGTGGATGTGTCCGGTTACCACAATGTCGGCATCGTAGTACTGGCGGCGATTCGTGCCTATGACCCCCTTGGAAACAGGTCCTCCGCCCCCACTCCCATGAAAATATCGCAGCCAAACACTACGACGCTTGTTCGGTGTGGCAAAGCGGAGTTTGACATAGCCACCATAACCGCCAACCTGAACGTTAGACCCTGTCTCCTTGTTTAGCCGATAGGCAAAGCGAGCGAGTACGTCCGTTTGGTGATGCTTTATAATCGCGGTTTCATGGTTGCCATGTCCGATGACAGCGAACTGGTGGGCGTACGGTTTGAAAAAATCAACCGCCGTGTTCGGAATGTCATCAAAGTATTCCTCGCCCCGGTGGATGGGTCGCAGAGCATCCGAGGACTTGCGCCTGTCGTACTTGCCCTGCATCAAACAGAAGAAGTCCCCAACGTCGATGACCGGAGCGTTGCGCTCCTTTGCCAATTCGAGGTGCTTCTTTTGTAGCGACCAGTCGGAGTGTTGGTTGTCCCAATGGCGGTCTCCCGTCAGGAGTACCCACTGCTCCCAATCGTTGTTTTGGAACTCATCATCGAACTCTATCTGGTGTGCATCAGGTCCAAGCCGGGAAACGTTCCACATAGTGTCGCCTGATTATTAGGGCCATAAGGGACTTGCCGCCACGTCATACTGCCCTGCCTGTTCGTCGGTGAGCGTGGCAATTTCGGTTTCAATAGCATCAGATGCAACACGCACCGCCTT